TCTATAATTTAAAAATTTTTTTGGAAGTTTTTTTGATCTAAAAACGGCGCTAATATTCCCGCCACGTTTTAATATGTCAAGCGCTTGCGCCTTGTTATCCTCGTTTAATGAATAAGTTAAATGGTAGTTTTTAGGATATTGTTTTTTAACATACTTTAATGCTCGCTTGTATATTTTGGTATAATCATAAAATTTAACTTTTGGAAATTCATTATATAAGCCGTGAATATTCCAATCAATGTCGCTTGTCCCGTTTAATCTTATAGCGGGCTTGAACCCGTTTTTTTTACATCTTAAAATATGTCTTTTTATTTCTATTCTTATTTGATCTAAAAATGTTTCACGTTCTAAAAAATACCACTTCGTCTTATTAATACGACCTTGTTGAACTGAATTCATTTGACCCCGTCCAGCCGTATTTAAACAACTTGCCATACAACCTTCACTCGCAAGCGGGCAAACGTTAAAACCGCTTGTCCGTTGTGGAGCTAAATATAGAATTGCGGTCATATATTTATATTTTTGACCCTTAATTGTTTTGGCGTTGTTATCTATGTTTAATAACTTTTTAGATTTATATAATTTCATACTTTCATTTTTTAGGGGGCTATCATAACCCAATTGAAAGTGTGTATATCTTGATAGCTAAATTACACATCTAAGGGAAACCCCACTTTTAAGGACAATAAATCAAACAATTAATTGTCAATATCCTATATAATCCCTATTGACTATATTGTCAATAGTGATATAAAAAAAATATAAAGACATAAACAATAAATGAAAGTGAGGACATAATGAGTAAAACAAGTTATCCAACCAAATACCAAATCACTAAATTAGAAAAAAGGGTTGATGAAGAATTAGACCCTATTATCAATTTAGCTGAATTGGAATTAAAAGCGGTTTTAGCTGATGAGGTTGAAGTTGCTATGACTTATTTGGCTAAAAAAATAAAAGCTGATAAGGTCATAAACAACTTACAAAAAGCCGTTGAACAATTGGAGATTGCTCAGCGTCAAGCCGTGTCTTTTTTCGGCAAAGTTAAGGACGTTAAGTTAAGAGAAAAATTAAACTATAAGTTTAATAAAAAGGACAGGGATAATTATTATAGATATGATAGTTATGGACGTGGAATAACCCCTGAGGATTGCCGAGATCAACTTAGAGAATGGGCTGAAGTTTTAGCGCAACAAAAAGTTGAGAACAAACCTGAAGGCAAGAAGTTAAAAGAGCTTAAACTGTATAAAAAAGCGTCATTGCATAAAATCTGGGAGTGTGGCGTCCCTGAGCAATTAAGCAATAAATTGACTGAGATTTTATCTGGCGTTAATATTATATGGGATAAATCTAAGCAGCTTAAATTGCAAAATAAAAACCTAAATTAACACTTGACACCATGAGGGATATTATAATAATATCCCTCATATAAAGACATAAACAAACAAATGAAAGTGAGGACAATATGACAGATATGTTTTTAGAGGTTGCAAAATCAATTCAAGATAGTGGAATGTCATCTAAGCGTTATGGGCGTTTATTTGCATTGAGAGACTTATTGAATGAAATAAAAACTATAAAAGATAATCTTGATTTTACAAGTTATATTAAGATAAAAACATTGATTGAAGGTTCTATTAATAAGGTTAAGCAGGATATAAAAAACAATGAGCAGTTTCCTGACCCTTATTTAGATAAAATGTAATTATGATATTTGACTTGATATTAATAATAAGCGGTTATTTAGTATGTTATCTAATATTCAACCTAAAAAAGAACTAAAAAAACCCCGTAAGAAAAAAGATAATAGTAAAAAAACGGACTATTTTTCTAATTGCCGTTGTTGCGGTCAATATATACGGGGTGATTATAGGTCTAATTTTGACAAAAGATATTGCCAAGATTGCCTTTAATACTACCTTTGTCACGGAATAAAAAAACTAGATAAAATATATATTTTCTTAATTTTGACCCCGTGTCTTGTCCGTGATACTTGCAAAAACCCGTGAGCCGTGAACCACGTTCCAAACTTTTTATAGCTTGATCGCTTGTCCGTTGTCCGTGGATCATTGACCGCTTGTGCATTTTCACGTGAAAATTCTAGCTTGTGCCTTGAAAAATAAAATAAAAAATAAAATCTTATCCGTAGGTTTTAAAGCTTTTAACCTACGGATGATGAGCCGTGAACCAATGCTCACGGCTCAGGAAACTTTAATAATTCTGAACTATTAATTTTTCAGAATTAGGTATTTTTAAAACGGTTGTTTTATCTTGTAATTCATCAAGCGTTTTAACATCATAATTGACTTGAACATCTTTAAAGCTGTCAAATTCTGTATATTCACAGCAAAAGCAAATCGGATCAAATTCTAGCTCTTGATCCGTGTCTTGTTCATATTGGGTCAAATGATCATATAAAACGGTCAACCCGTCATAACTAAAATTTTCGGGTCTGATCTTTTTGAACTCGTTTTTAAAATCAAACTCACTCATTGTTTGTTTCATATTTTACCGTCCTTGATTATCCTTGACATTATATTAAAACTTTGATATTGTCAAGTCATAACAAATGGAGGACAATTATGGAACTAAAACAATTAGAATTTGATTTTTCTGAAAAAAAAAGAAAATTCAAAATTTCAACTTGGTTCATAAAACAAGACTTAGAACACAAAGTTTCAATTTCTTATGAAAATGAAACTAAAAGAGCATATGATCTTTTAAAAATCATGTTGAATAAATATTGGAAAATTGACGGTAGAAAAAAATTTAATAATATTGAAGTAACTGAGGAAGAATATCAAACATGGTATATTTATTTTTTAGAATATTACATAGACGAACACTCAATATTTGTAGGTTCTAAGGAAGAAAAAGAATCTAAAAGACTTTTGAGAGCTATGAAAAAGTTTTTTGGAAACTCTACTTTTAATATGGATCATAGAGCTGGATCTCAATTAAAATTTGCTAAAACTATGGTTGATACAATGGGCGGTGATAACGCGATCAATGTTATTAAACTAGCTCAAAATAAATCAACAAATTAATAATACAAGTTTAGTACTCCCTTGACCCAGCCAGGATTTTCCTGGCTGGGTTTTTTTATGCGTGAGCCGCGTCCCGTGTGCCGTGGTCCATTAATCTTATAGAGGTCCCAACGGCACACCAAAAAATCAAAGTGGCGAAGCCCCCATACCCCCTTTTTACAGATAGGGATCCTAATGTATGTATATATATGCTTGATTTATACAGCCGTGGGGGTTAAAAATACTTTTTGGTACCATATGAAAGAAACCATTAATAAAATAGATGAAAATAAATTACCTGCAAAAGTTCAGCAGCCATATAGAATAAAAAAACTTTTAAGCAAAAGAGAAGAAATTAAAGAAGGTGTTAGAGACGATTTTTTAAATTTTGTAAAATATGTTTGGCCAGATTTTGTAGAGGGGTCCCACCACAGGCACATCGCAGATAAGTTTAATCAACTATCCCGTGGTGACATAAATAGATTAATCATTAACATGCCTCCCAGACATACCAAATCAGAATTTGCATCATACTTGCTACCAGCATGGATGGTGGGCCTTGATCCAAAACTCAAAATCATTCAGGCAACTCACACAGCAGAACTAGCTATTCGTTTTGGTCGTAAAGCAAAAAATTTAATTGACTCTGGTAGATATCAAAAATTATTTAAAACTAGATTACAAGAAGATTCTAAAGCAGCAGGACGTTGGGAAACGGAACAAGGCGGTGAGTATTTTGCAGCTGGTGTGGGTGGTGCAATAACAGGTCGTGGTGCTGATCTACTAATTATTGACGATCCACATTCTGAACAAGATGCAATGTCCAAGGACCTTTTAGAAAAAGCATACGAGTGGTATACATCAGGTGCTCGTCAACGTTTACAGCCTGGTGGTAAAATTGTAATTGTTATGACGAGGTGGTCGACAAAAGATTTAACAGCAAAATTAATTGCATCACAGACAGAAGCAAAAGCAGACCAATGGCATGTAGTTGAGTTTCCAGCAATCATGGATCATAGACCAGTATGGCCTGAATATTGGAGTGTGGAAGAATTAGAAAAAGTAAAAGCAGTTTTGCCAAATGCAAAATGGAACGCACAGTGGATGCAGAATCCAACTAGTGAGGAAGGTGCAATATTAAAACGTGAGTGGTGGAATAAATGGCAAGAAGATTACATGCCAAATATTTATCATGTTATACAATCCTACGATACAGCGTTCACGAAAAAAGAAACATCAGACTACTCTGCTATTACCACCTGGGGTGTTTGGTATCCTAACGAAGACTCTGGGGCAAATCTTATGTTGTTAGATGCAGTCAAAGGACGATACGAATTTCCTGAGTTAAGACGAGTGGCACTAGAGCAATATAAATATTGGCAGCCTGAAACAGTTATTATTGAGTCTAAGGCAAGTGGACTGCCATTAACTCACGAGCTGAGAAAGATGGATATACCTGTAACTAATTTTTCACCCAATCGTGGAAATGATAAGCATACTCGTGTAAATGCTGTTGCACCTTTATTTGAATCTGGTATGATATGGGCTCCTGACGAAGAGTTTGCTCACGAAGTGATTGAAGAGTGCGCTTCCTTTCCGTATGGAGATCACGATGATTTGGTTGACTCAACCACACAAGCGATCTTGAGATTTAGACAGGGTGGATTAATAGATCACCCAGAAGACTATGTGGAAGAGATCAAAGAAAAAAAGAAAAGGACTTATTACTAATGTCGTCATTAACAGACCAATATTCAAAAAATTTTAGCCCAGGAAAAAAGAAAGAGTTTGAAAGACGTGTCAGTGAAATGGCTGGTAATATGTCAGAGCTGGCAGCGATACAGCTGGTTTTGACAGAAATGTTTCAAGAAGGTAAAAAAGACGGTGGCATGATAGACAAGCCACTTGGATCAGGAGGTGTGAAATCTGGACCACCGCCAAAGAGAGGTCCTAATCCACAAGGGTTGAATGTTCCATTAAAACAGGTTAAGACGTAAGATTGGAGAAATTTAAATGGCAGATATAGACAAGTCACTTCCAAATCAGGTGAGAACCGAGGTCGAAGTACCATCTGAAGAGGTTGATGTTAAAGAAGAAGAAATTGTAGAACAACCACCTGTAGAGGTAATACCTGAAGAAGATGGTGGTGCAACATTAAATTTTGAACCTGGTGCAATCAACGTTCCAGGAACCGAGAACCATTTTGATAACTTAGCAGATATTTTACCAGAAGATATTTTAAACCCACTCGGCAACGAGATGGTGCAAAATTATATGGATTACAAAACTTCCAGAAAAGATTGGGAGCAAGGATACATTCAAGGTTTAGATCTTTTAGGATTTAAATACGAAAACAGAACAGAACCTTTTCAAGGAGCATCTGGCGCAACTCACCCTGTATTAGCTGAAGCGGTAACACAGTTTCAAGCACAAGCTTACAAAGAATTATTACCAGCAGAAGGACCTGTTAGAACACAAATTATTGGTATTACAAGTCCACCTGTAGAACAACAATCGCAACGTGTAAAAGATTACATGAATTATTTATTGATGGATCAAATGCAAGAATACGAACCAGAGTTTGACTCTATGTTATTTCATTTACCACTTGCAGGTTCAACATTTAAAAAAGTTTATTACGACCAGTTATTAGGTAGAGCTGTTTCTAAATTTGTTCCAGCAGAAGATTTAATTGTACCATATACTGCAAACTCTTTGGACGATGCAGAAGCGATCATACACACAATAAAAATTTCAGAAAATGATTTACGTAAACAACAAGTGAATGGTTTTTATTCTGATATAGAACTTGGCCCACCAGGACCAGATACAAATAATGATTTAGAGAAAAAAGAACGAGAATTAGAAGGCACTAAAAAAACTGGTAAACAAGAACCAATGTATAATATTTTAGAGTGTCACGTAAATTTAGATCTTGAGGGATTTGAAGAAGTCAATTCTGAAGGTGAACCTACAGGAATTAAGCTCCCTTACATAGTAACCGTAGAAGAGGCTAGTAGAAAAATTTTATCTATTAGAAGAAACTACAATCCTGACGATCTAAAGAAAAGTAAAATCCAATATTTTGTTCACTTTAAATTTCTTCCAGGACTTGGATTTTACGGCTTCGGTTTGATTCATATGATTGGTGGATTAAGTAGAACCGCAACATCTGCTTTACGTCAATTATTAGATGCAGGCACCCTATCTAATTTGCCTGCAGGATTTAAACAAAGAGGAGTGAGAGTCCGAGACGAAGCATCACCTATACAACCTGGTGAGTTCAAAGATGTGGACGCACCAGGTGGTAACCTGAGAGAAGCATTCTTTCCGTTACCATACAAAGAACCGTCACAAACACTATTACAATTAATGGGTATTGTTGTGACCGCTGGTCAAAGGTTCGCGGCTATTGCTGACATGCAAGTGGGCGATGGTAATCAACAAGCGGCTGTTGGAACAACAATAGCATTATTGGAACGTGGATCACGGGTCATGTCTGCGATACACAAAAGATTGTATGCAGGAATGAAAAAAGAATTTAAACTTTTATCAAAAGTAGTT